CAGAACAGCACCCAAAAGCAAAACCTTTATTTCCATTAATCGAAAGAAAAATGTCAAAGGAACAATGCGCAGAACTTTTACTAATGAATGGAATTAAATTACCTAAAATGTACGAACTGGGATTCCATAATAACAATTGTATAGGATGTGTAAAAGGTGGTAAAGGTTACTGGAATAAAATACGAAAAGAATTTCCAGATTTTTATAAACGTATGTCAGATTTAGAAATTCAAACTGGCGCAAGTTGCATAAAAGGAAAATACCTAGTAGATTTAAAACCAAACGAGGGAAAACACGAACCGCCTATACTACCAGATTGCGGGACATTTTGCGAAATAGAATTTGCAGACTTAATAGACGCAAACACGGAACGAATTTATAGCGGTCAAATTAACATTAAACAACTAAAACTTTTTTAAATGGATATAGGACTAAAACTATTACTAGCAAAGGGAAAAATTCTTTCAATGAAATGGCGAATTAAATTAACCCGCGAAGAACTAGAGGAAAAACGACCAACGGCGAAAGCATTTATAGACGGCGCTAACGACGTAGAAACAGACCTAGACGAAGTTTATAACGTAATAGACGACCTAGAAACAGAACTGCGAATACAAGGACGCGAAATAAACCGCTGTTTACAGATTAACGGACAGCTAAAACAAAGAATAGAAGAACTAGAACACGAAATTAAATTTAAAAATGTAGACTTGTGAAAATAAAATGTACGTCAAAACGAAAGTTTAAAAAGTTAATTAAGCAAATGTTACCACGCGTTTTAATGGATTTAAATTTATGTGAAATTTACGTATCTGAATATTATAACTGCGGAATAAAAAAATACAAAGGAATGCCAATAACATACGTTAACAAAGTTTGGTTTTCAAATCACCCACACTCAATTTATATTACAATGAAAGGAATGTGGAAAGTACCTAATCAATAAAAACACGAAAACAATGACTAAAGAACAAAAACTAGTAGCGCTATGCGCACTATTACCAGTAGTAGGAGACTGGATAGAAGACCTAAACGACCAGCGAATATTCACAAAGCTAGTTAAACAACGCGCTAACATGCTTTTAACTGAAATTAGACGCATAGATAACGACGTTTTAAGCACGGGCGAACAAGAAATATTTAACCAGCAAGTAAACTTGCAGCGTGCGTTTATTCAATTCGTTTCAAAACAAATAAAACTAGACTAATGAGATGTAAAAATTGTAAAGAAAAGTTTGAACCGATCAAATTTAACGCAAAATACTGCTTAAAAGACGAATGTATTAAAGCCTTTGTAGAAGAAGTAAAGACGAACCAATGGAAAACTACTAAAAAACGAATGAAAGAAGACCTAAAGACATTACAAGACTGGTTAAAAGAAGCGCAGACAATCTTTAACAAGTATATAAGACTACGCGACATGGGTCTAGTCTGTATTTCATGCCAGCAACCGCCTAAGAAACGAAATTGCGGGCATTATTTTTCTAGTGGGGGACATAGTAACGTTCGTTTTGACGAAGACAATTGTCACCTACAATGTGAACACTGCAATACATATTTGTCTGGCAACCTACTTAACTACCAGATAGGAATACAAAAGAGAATCGGGGCGCAAAAGCTACTTGAACTACAAGAACGGGCGCACCTTACGAAAAAATGGACTATAGATGAACTGAAAGAAATAATAAAAACGTATAAAACAAAAGTAAGATCATTGCAATGAAAAAAATAAGTTAAAAAGTTTGTATATTTAAAATAAGTGTTATATTTGCATATAAACAAAAACCAATTTTTATGAAAAATCTATTTAAAGCGCTGGCTAATTTCCAGCAAGAAGTCCCAGTAATTCACAAAGCGACGCAAGGTTATGGCTATAGCTACGCAGACTTACCGAAAATTTTTGAGGTTATCAATCCGTTACTAAAAAAACACGGACTAGGATTTATGCAGTTGATTAATGGCACGGATCTAGTTACATGCGTTTTCCATGTAGACAGCGAAGAACAAATAACAAGCACTACGGCAATACCTCAAAACGTAGCTTTAAAAGGAATGAACGACTTTCAAGTTATGGGTTCGGCTATTACTTACGTTAGACGTTATGCTATCAGTTCTATGTTAGGATTAGTAACTGACAAAGACACGGACGCAAGCGGCGAACAAGTAAAGAAACTACCTACAATAGACGCTAAACGATTCCAGAAAGCTGTCGAAGCTATTCAGTCTGGTAATTACACACGCGAAGAACTAGAAAGTAAATTTACTTTAACAGAAGGTCAAACGGATTTATTGAACGCGTTATGAATGCTTTTAAAATTAGATGTTCGGCAATAGGTAAAATAATGACAAACCCCCGCACTAAGGGGGAGTTGTTAAGCCAGACCGCTAAAACATACATAGAAGAACAAGTAATAGCGGACAAGTACGGAATTAAAAAGCAATTTTACAGCCGTTACACGGACAAAGGTATACTAGTAGAAGACGACGCTATAAATTTAGTGTCGGACGTTTTAGATTTAGGTTTTATTTGGAAAAACGAAGAACACTTTAGTAATGACTGGATGACTGGAACACCCGACGTAAACACGGACAGCATTTTACTAGACGTTAAAAGTTCTTGGGACGCTACGACATTCCCTTTTTTCGCTACAGAAATACCTACGAAAGACTATTACTACCAATTGCAAGGATATTTAGAACTTACGGGCAAAACTGAATCGTTATTGTGCTATTGTTTAGTGAATACACCCGCAGAAATGGTAGAAGACGAAGTAAGACGCGCACACTGGAATGCTAACTTATTAGAAGAAAGTATAGACCTACGCGACGAAGTACAGAAACGCCATAACTTCGACCACATACCAGACAACCGACGCGTGAAAGTTTTCAAAGTAGAAAAAGACGAAGCTGTAATCAAAGCAATCAAAGAACGCGTGGAGTTATGCCGAGAATATTACAACACCTTAATCAATTTCCTATGACACCAAAAGAAAAAGCAAATTATTTAGTTGATGAAATGCACGATTGGTGTATTGACTATGGACAAGCTAAAGGCTGTGCATTAATAGCAGTTAATGAAGTATTAAAAAGTCAAAGAAATATATACGGAGTAAATAATAGGGCAACTACATATTATTTAGAAGTTAAAAAAGAAATAAACAATATGAAACAACAAATAGAAGACCAAATAGTATTACGAGTTTTGGCTCGTTTTAACGAACGTTCGCGAGTCGGAATAACCAAGTACAACACAACGCTTGAAAGAACTGATTTAAGCACGTTAGAATGGCTTACACACGCACAAGAAGAAGCTATGGACTTTGTACTTTACTTGGAACGACTAAAAGACGAATTTAAAACACAACAAACAAAAGACAATAAATAAAAATAGTGTCAAATGTTTGATTATTAACTAAACAACAAGAACAATGACAGCAGTAGAAAAATTTATAGAGCAACTCGAGGCACAAGGCGAATCTTGGGAAAATGTAAGCATTGGAAGAATACAAATTTCAATTAATGTTGAAGACTATTTGAAGCTAATAGAACAAGCCAAAGAAATGGAGAAGGAGCAGATTATTGATGCAAGAGTAAACGCTCCATTATTAAATGCAGAATCTATATATGATTATGTAATCGAAGCAGAAAAATACTACAACGAAACCTTTAAACAAGAACAATGAGTATAGGCGGCACTTCTCATCGATATAGAACGCTGGCAGCTCGGAAAGACGAGCATATTTTTAACTTTAAAAAACAAGAACAATGGAAACAAAATTTTTACAAAGTGTAGAGAGATACACAAAAGAACAACAAGGAAAAACAGGTTACAAAGCTATTTATAGCAATGGAATTGATTTTCAAACATTATTCTTCCCAATTAGAAATGGAGTAGATGTTATTAATATTCCTTCAATTATTAACTCAGTTCAAACAATAGATGATTTAGAAGCTATTGGAGCAGAACTTTAAACAACAAGAACAATGATTAAATTTTATATCGTAATAACATTAGCAATAGTACAATTTATTGTGTGTAGTTTATTAATTGTTATTTATAGAAAGAGTAAAGAACCAAAACACGAAGGAACAGTATATGGTTGTATACTTGGAGTTGGATTATCTTTTGCTTATGCGATAGAAGCATTTGCTAACCTTTAAACAAAAATAAAATGAAAGAAAAGAACTTAGCAATTATTGTAACATTGTCAGTATTAGCATTGGCATTGTACGGATTTTTTAACCTGGTGTCATGGATTTGGCGAGGCGTATTTTAGTAACAATTAAATAAATATACAATGGAAAACAAGTTAAACACGGGTGCAATCTTTAAAAACACGAACAAGAAAGCGGAAAACCACCCAGACTACAAAGGTAAAGTAAACGTAAACGGGAAAGAAATGGAAGTAGCGTTATGGGTTAAACAAGGAAAAGCTGGATCGTTCTTTTCAGCGTCATTTAGTGAACCTTACGTAGCACCAGCGCAAAGCGAACCAGTAAGCAAAGTAGAAAACGACGATTTCCCGTTTTAAGTATGGAAATAAACGACACCGAACTACGTAAAAAGCTACAAGCATTACTTAGAACACGAACACGGAACCAAATAGTAACAGAAATAAAAACACGGACTGGCAAATTTCACCAATACCAAATAGACAAGTTCCTAAAAGGTCACGACGTAAGCCTAAGCACAGCTATAAAGCTAGACGAATACGTTTTAAGAGAATCAATGTAACACGAAGCCAGTTTAACCGCTGGCTTTTTTATTGTTAATAACTTTTTTACAGCGTGTTTAGATTTTCATCGTAAGTTTGATTAAAATTTAACCAATGAATTACATTTATCTAGTAGCTTTTGTCTGGTGGTTTGTCAAGTTCGAACCTTTACAGCTTGCGTTTGACTACATTTTTAGACGTTTGCCTATTAACCACCTTACAAATATTATTTACGAATCGTTAGGCTGTCCTAAATGCGTAGGGTTTTGGGCTTCGCTGTTTATTACTGGCAACTTTTTTACGGCTTGCGTCGTTAGTTTGTTATCTTTTACCCTTGACGTATGCTTAGCGAAGCTGGACAGATAGCAATTGACGCACTACTAGCGGAAATAAACCCCGAAAGACTTAGCAAAATGCACCTTAGAAAGTTGCAAGCTATCAAAGTAAAAGAAACGGGCGTCCGTGACAATGAATGTTTTTGCCGTCCAGACAAAAGACAGAAATGGTTTTCCGAATTTAAAACGTGGTATGAAGAAAACGCTAGATAAATACATAAGCGAACACTACGACGAAGTAAGAAAGTATACAAACCACTTTTTAAAGGCGTACAATAAGCGAAAGAACATAACCTTGTCAATGCTGAACGCGGACACGTGTATAAATAACGCCTACCTACACGTCTTAACTATTGACACGGACAAAATAGACACCAATAGCGTAAAGTCCTACCTACTTAATACAATTAAATACCAAATAATCTGGGACACTAGCCTAAGCCACAAACAAGACGACTGCTTAGCGTTGGAATTTATACCAAAAGACGAACCAGATAACGACGACGTCAAACATAAAATAGGAATAGAAAACAAATATAACGACCAGCTAGCCTATATAGAGATCTATAGAAATAGTTTAACTTGTCCAGTAGAAAAAAAGGTATTCGAAAGCTATTACGACAAGGGACATCGCACCGCAAAGAGTCTAGGTAAATACTTTGGCATATCGAACACGTCAGCACATTATTTAATACGCGGAATTAAATTAAAAATCCGTGAAATTCAATATAGTTATGAAAACAAATGAAATAACAGCGGCGCTGGCTAGAGTAGTTCTATTCACTATAGGCGGGGTTATTTGTCTAGGTGGTTACGAAACAGCTTTGCGTATGTTTGGCGTGCTAATTATAATTAAAGCTATCGGAAACGAACTAAAACACGAAGAAAATGAAAATTAAAGACGAATACAAAGGTAAAACCATAGTAACTTATGACAGCGTACTAGGTCAAAGACGAATCGAAGTAGACAAAATCCACCCAGCGCAGTTTAAATATTACGTGACTATAGGACTAGGCTACATTTTCGAAAAGGAAAACGCTACAATAAGCTATAAAGGCGTAGAAGAAGCCACCGAAAACACGGAAACAGAACCTATTCAAGAACCAGTAACAAAGAAACCAAATGCCACAACCAATAAAAGGAGAAAAAAAGGAAACGTTCCTAGCTAGATGCATAGCAGACGAAGAAAGCGTAAACGCATTTCCCGACAAATTCCAACGTTACGCCGTTTGTGTCCATACGTGGGAAACTCATTCACGCGAAGCGCTGAGTATTTACAAGGAGACCTTTAAAAACACGAAAAAGAAATGAAGTTCTACGTTCTAGACTATGGTAAAGACATGATCCACGAAGGTAAAGTAATAACCGACTACCTAGAGAAAATGCAATACCACCATATAGCGTATTTAACCAGCGCCGACGGGTTACTATGTTTAGAAGAAGTAGACGAAGACGAATTTTTAAGCCACTTTAAAAAAGCAAAACATGGCAAAGCCTAGATATATAGAGACACCAGAAAAGCTGTACGAACTATTCGAGAAATACACGGAAGATACAAAACGTAGAGTAAGAACAATACCAAAAGCAACTAACAAAGGCGTACTATACGAAGAACACGTGCCACCCCTTACAATAGACGGATTTAAAACCTACGCCAACAAACAAGGTACAGATATAAACCGATACTGGTATAATGTAGACGGGACACTCAACGAGTATGTAAGCATCGTTACGCGCATTAAAGAAGAAATTAGAAACGACCAAGTCGAAGGTGCGCTAGTTGGTCAATACCAACAGAACATAGTAGCCCGTTTAAACAACCTAACCGAAAAGACGGACGTAACCAGCAACGGCGAAAACATAAACGAAATTAAAATATCAATCATTCGACCAGACACGAAAGAACTTGACTAATGGAATTAAAGAGTACGATAGTCTTTGAAAGGAATTACGACGCGCTTTATAATAACGAGGCGCGTTTTATAATTAATGAGGGTGGGTCTCGTTCATCTAAGACTTACAGCCTATGCCAGCTTATTCTAGTCTATTGCTTACAGAACAAAGGCGTAGTTGTGTCAATCATTCGTAAGACATTCCCAGCGTTACGCGCTACAGCTATGCGAGACTTTCTAGAGGTTCTTAAAGA